TTAGATCTCCTGGAAGCGATAACTGATTCGACCGATTATTGAAATCGCCTCTTTACCTTTCGATGCGCCCCACTTTAGCTTGAACGCCTCCACCTCATGGGCCGGATACAGTTTATTGTCGGACAATAGGGCGACTTTTCCGCTCGGAAGTGGCTCCATACGTTTGACGAGCGTCTGACCTTCCGAGAGCAAAACGGTGACGCCGTACAAGTTTTTGGATGGTCGCGTGTCAACGAGGGTGAGGTCTCCCGGGTTTAAGGTTGGTCTCATTGAGTCGCCGTCAATTTTTAACATGATCGTTGAAGAGGCTTCCAAACTCAATTTGTCCAAAAGATTCCTCGAAATCTGACAATTTTCTATAGGTGATCGCTGACTTTCGGAGGGACGGAATTCGGCCAGACTATCGACAGTGAAAAATGGAATTGTCGCGACATCAAACCCGTGCAGCCTTTGGACATTTCCGCCACTTTCCTCGCCCTCGTAAAACCAGTTCAGGCTAACACCGCAAGCACGAGCGATCTTCAAGGCTGTCAGCCCCTTCATATCTTTTCCTGCAAGATAGGTGTTCAGCGAGCTGAGAGGAACGCCTGCTTTCAAGGCAACTGCCTTGTTGCCGCCAGACCGAATGACTGCGTCGTGCAGACGCTTCGTGACTGCATTGATCATGCAGAGGAGGCCTCTCTAACGTATGAAAGAGAAGGCTTCCCGAACAACTTGTTAGAGTAAAAATACAAACTCGAGTAGTTTTCGTCGTAAAAATTCGAGAACCTGTTTGACAGACGTCTAGTTTTTGGTATTCTCACCCCATAAACCCGTCGCGACCTTGTTCCGCAGGAAACTGGGGAGGGCAGGTCAAAAAAAATGGCTGCCACCATTTCGAGAAAGGATAAATGCACAGTGATAGGCAATGAAGATGAATCAGGGTGCAGGGAGGGCCTGCACCCTGAAGACATCAAAGCGGCGCTTAGAAAGCGGTACGGAACTCTTAGCGCGTTCTCGTGGAAAATCGGCAAGTCGCCCACAGACATTTACTCCACTTTGTGTCGGCCTGGCTATTCCATCCCCGTCGAAAGGGCGGTTGCGGAAGAGCTCGGTCTAAAACCTCAGGATATTTGGCCGGACAGATATCAGGCGGACGGTACTCCGCTTCCCTATGGCCGACGCAACTATCCTAAAGCCCGAGTCATTAACGATCTCCGTCAAAATGAGGCCTCGAAATGAACATGCATATAACAGAGGTTGAAATAAAAGACGTGTCTACCGGCGACAGGTTGCGCGCGGTTGACGCCGACTATGTCGCGCTTCTCGCTTCAAGCATATCGGAAAACGGTTTACGACAACCGATAGAGGTCCGTAAATCCGAAAACGGTAATTATTTATTAATTTCCGGGGGACATCGTCTGGAAGCTGTTCGACGCCTTGGAAAGGAAAAAATCCCGGCAATCATCGTTGAAGCGTCCGAACTCGAGGCGCAATTGCGAGAGATCGACGAAAATCTTTTCAGGCGCGATCTTTCCGCTTTGGACCGCGCGACGTTTCTGGCGCGTCGTAAAGAGGTTTACCAAGAGCTGCACCCTGAAACGCGGGCCGGTGGAGATCGTCGTTCGAAGCAAATGCTCAAGGTTGAGCATCAAGCGACTAAAGATGACGATCAGATGGACAAGGTTGACCATTTGATCCCTTCATTCTCTGACGTGACTGCCGATCGCTTGGGGTTATCTCGTCGAACGATAGACCGCGCCATCGTCCTGCATAAGGCAATTGCTCCCGAAGTGCGCGAAAAAATTGCCAGCACGTGGCTTGCGGATAGTGGCGCGCAACTTGACATGTTGGCTAAGCAGACGCCTGAAAATCAGCGCCGAATAGCGGACCTGATTGTCGAGCAGGGCATCCGTGCGACCGTTGCTGACATCATGCGACAGCTTGAAGAAAAACCGCCTGCACCGAAGCCGGGTAAAATGGAGGTCTTCCTCGGGCTATGGCGTAAATGTTCCGCGCGGGAACGACGTGGGATTGCCGAGCATATTGCGCAAAATCTCCCTGAAGTCTGCTTTAAAACAGGCTGGGATTTTGCGGATGATGAGCAGCAGGCTGCCTTCGCCAACATTATCGCGCCGAAACTTCCCGGATTTCGTGCTGGAGACGCGGCATGACGCGCATAATCTATGCGAAATCACAAATGAGTCTTTTTGCCTGGCAACCCCCGGAGACGGTTGTTGCCTTTGACCCACAGCTTATTCGAGCTAACTCATTTTCCGGGCGGATATCGCGCGCGATTTCAATATCTCTGGATGAGTGCGGACGTCCTCGTGAGGACGTCGCGCGCCTGATGTCCCGTCATCTCGGGCGGGATGTCTCTTTGAACATGCTCAACGCTTACGCAAGCGTGGCGAGAGACAACCATCAGATCTCAGTTTCTCGATTCGAGGCACTTCTTGCCGCGACGAAAGACAGGCGTCTGCTGGAATTTTTTGCGGCCGACCGCGGCTGGGCCGTGATCGACCGACGTCATTTGCCGCATATCGAACTCGCGGCGCTTAACGAGCACAAGCGCGAGGTTGCACGTCAGGAACGTGCGGTACGTGCTCGGACATGGAGGGCGTGATGAGAAGAAAGACGGCTCCCCTTTTTGAGGGGCAGGTTTTACCGTGGCATCAGCGTGCGATGGAACGCATAGCCGATAAAATTGCGGCTTCGAAAAATTTGCGGATCAATCAAAACCAACGCTGTCCTGTTGTGGATCAGGAGGAGGTCACGCTGGTTTCAACGGATCGGACTCCACCTCCAATTGCCCGCGTGTGCGCACGCGATCGCAGGATCGCTTTAGAAAACTCTCTAAAAGAGGGGATCCCTCATGCTGCGGCAATCGACGAATTTTTAGAAACAATTTTGACTGTTGCTCGTCGAGAAGGATGTCGAGATGGGCTTCGGCTTGCTCTTTTGTGGGTATGCGCGCTGCTGCTTGTCCGAGCCAGTATCCAAGTTCTTGTTCGAGGTAAGCTAATATGATCAGCGCTGATGATAAATATTCGCTTGAAACTGAGAGCTTTTTTATCACCTTCTCACACTCAATTTTCATTTCAGGATTGGATTTCGACGCTTCTGAATCTGCCTCAAAGCTCACTAAAGCAGTTTCAGCTTCCTGCATTGCCTTCCAGGCTAACTCATCAACCATAGTTTTCCCCTTGTCGTGTTTTGCAATCAACAAGGTGGAACGGGCGGCGCAGTTTTGGCAAGTGCTATTCTGCGCCGCTCGGAACCTAGCGTGGAGGACGCTATGAAGCTTTTACGTGTCTTAAGTCTATTTCAGCGTGACTTCGCTCACGCACTCTATCGCACGAACGCTTTAGGAAGGTCTCGAGTCGGTGAGCGTCTTCGTGCATGTGCCAACGTCGGATTTCCAGGAAAAGTTTTGATTGATGCTCATCCAGAAGGGCGTCGAGCTGCCCTTCAGCATGCTCTCTCGACGGTGTATCCAGCACGAATTGTCCAAGCCAGTATCCCATGTCCTGCTCAAGGAACTCGAGGATGGTAAGCGCGCAGGATAGATTTTCAGCTAGCTCAAGGAAGACTGAGGTGGCGCGCTTGGCGATCGTTTCTTTCTCTTCTTCCGAAGCCGTTCCGTGCGCGAATGCGAAGATGAGAGAGTCAAAACCCGCGGCGGCGGCATCAATCGACGCGAACACTTTTTCATCCATTGCGGGGTCCTTCTTAGGTTGCATGGAGAAGGATAAGTCGAGAACGGTTTCAAGGTTTCTAATTTTGTCTGCGTCGCTTTCTTCCTTGCAAAGGAGGGCGTGATGGTGACGGTCGGACAGCGGCCCTGGCTGACGATGACTGAAATCGCCGCTCTGCGTCTGCCGGACATGCCGGAAACGCAGCGAGGCGTCCTTAGAAAGATTTCGGCGGAAAATTGGATCACGCCAGAAACCGAAGGTCGAGCCTGGCGGCATCGGGAAGGCCAGGGCGGGGGCTATGAGTTCGCGCTTACCATCCTCCCGCTTCGCGCTCAGATTGAGGCGGCGCGGACCCTTCAGGGACTATCGCGCGACCCGGTTGCCGCTGCGGAAAGTGAGACGATCGGGAAACGGAAGAGGGTCGCGCTGTGGAAGCATTACGATACTCTTCCCGACAAACTCAAAGACAAGGCGCGCAACGCCTACCGCATTCTCGACGCGGTGGAGGCACTGGTGAATGCAGGGAGCCGTAAATATGTCGCGATGATGCTGATTGCCTCGCAGGAACGTATCTCCATGCGCACGATCCAACACTGGTATAAACGCGTGCGCGGCCTCGATAAATGTGATTGGCTGGCGGCGCTTGCGCCGAATTATGCCAAGCCAAGCGAACGCATGCACTGCCCGGGTGAGGCATGGGACATCCTTGTATCTGATTATCTCCGCCTTGAGGCTCCAACCTTCGCCAGCTGCTTCGCGCGCCTTAAGAAGGTCGCGGCGGAACGCGGTTGGACCTTACCGTCCAGGCAGACGCTATTGGCTCGGATCAACGCCTTGCCAGAGCCAATGCGCGTCCTCGCCCGCGAAGGTTCAGAAAAGCTCAAAGCACTTTATCCTGCACAGAGGCGCGATCACAGTGTGTTTCATGCGTTGGAGGCGGTCAATGCCGACGGGCACAAGTTTGACGTGTTTGTCGAATGGCCGATTGGCAATGAAACCCGCATTGTGCGGCCCGTTTTAGTTGGGTTTCAGGATATCTTTTCGGGTAAAATCCTGAGTTGGCGTATTGATATCTCGGAGAATAAGGAAATTGTGCGTCTCGCCTTCGGTGACATGGTTGAGCGCTACGGAATACCCAAATTCTGTTATCTCGATAATGGGCGCAATTTTGCCTCGAAGTGGCTCACTGGCGGCGTCCCAAACCGCTACCGCTTCAAAGTGCGGGATGAGGAACCTCTCGGCATCCTCCCCCAGCTCGGCGTCGAGGTCCATTGGACGAAGCCTTATAGCGGTCGTTCGAAGCCAATTGAGCGTGCGTGGCGAGACATCGCCTCCGACATCTCTAAGCATCCGGCTTTCGCCGGAGCTTATACTGGAGCGAGCACGACAGCCAAACCTGAGAATTACGCGAGCAAGGCTGTCCCGCTCGAGACATTCATCTCGGTCGTTGCTGAGGGTATCGCTGATCATAATGCTCGCACGGGTCGACGCTCTGACATGTGTAAAGGGAAATACTCTTTCGATCAGGTTTTCGAAGCGTCATATCGACGCTCCGTGATCACCAAAGCCTCTGCGGAGCAGCGTCGTTTGTGGCTTCTACCGGCCGAACAGATCACTGTCTCCCGCCGGGACGGCGTGATTGAACTTGAAGGTAATCGTTTCTGGGCTGAGTTCTTGGAGGATTACCGCGGCAGCAAGGTCGTCGTGCGCCTCGACCCGCAAGATTTACAGGCTGATATTCACGTTTATCGCATGGAGGGCGTTTATCTCGGCGCGGCGAAATGTGTGGCTAAAACCGGCTTCGCCGACAAGGATGCCGCGCGGCGTCATCAGCAGGCTTACAAAGCTTATGCACGGGCTAATCGCGATCTTGCGGAAAAGACCAAAAGGCTGAGCGACGAAGAGTTGGCGGCGGTTTTTGCCAGCCTCCCCAGGGAGGAAGAGCCGCCAATGGAGAGCGCCGTGACGCGCATGTTCACCGCACCACAGGCTCACGGCAACACGGCGTTAGCTACACAGTTCATGGCTGAGGCTGAGGCGCGGGAAATTGAGGAGGAGGAAAGTGACGAAAACATTCTGCGCTTTTTAAAGCGAACTAGGTGACGACACGGGCCTGCCAGCCCGTGCCGTCGGTATCATTGCACATGATAGGCACTGACGTGCCAAGGACTTCATAACATGTACGATTATGAAATCAAGAGTGGCGGGACTTCTGCCTCTTCAGCTGTGCCGAGTGAGATGGCACAGCGTCTTAAAACACATATGGAGGAAGCCGGGCTAAGTTATGCCCAGGCCGCCATCCAGACCGGTATCCCGAAGAGTACTCTCGGCCCTTGGCTTTCTGGCACTTATAATGGTGTCGCGGAAAATATCGCGGCAAAAGCCGAAAAATACCTCGAAAGCCTGAGTGAACGGTCCAAGGTCGCTGAGATGCCGGTTGAACCGGGTTTCATCGAGACGCCTTCTTCGACGGCCTTCCGAGCGGTATTTGAGTACGCGCAGTCGGTGCCGGACGTCGGACTGATTACGGGCAATGCGGGCGTAGGAAAGACCGTTTCCGCTGAGCAATATGTGAAAACGACTCCAGACGTCTGGATGATGACGGCGGATAGCTCCATGCGCAGCCCGACGGCCGTGCTGCGTGAGCTGACCGAGATTGTGGACGCGAGTGAAAAGCGCGGCCCGCGCATGATGGCGTCATTGATTGCGCGTGTAAAAGGGACGCAGGGCCTCATCATCGTTGACGAAGCCCAGAACCTCCAGACTGAAGCGATTGACCTCTTGCGCACGATTTACGATCGCGGGCGGATCGGCCTGGTGTTCATGGGCAATGAACCCCTTAAAGGCCGCATTGAAGGTATGGGTCGCGCAACGACGCACGCGCAGATTTTTAGCCGGGTAGGGATGCGCAAAAATCGTCCTCGACCTCAAATCAACGACATTTTTCGCGTGCTTGATGCCTGGGGCATTCAGGATGACGGCCTGCGGAAACTCTGTCGCTTTGTCGGCACGCAGGCCGGTGGCCTTCGCGGCATGACGAAAACCATACGATATGCCCACGTGCTGGCCGGAGCCGAAGGCCGGAATGTTCTTGATCAAAAGGACATTCAGAAAGCCTGGAACAGCCTGACTGGCGGCGAACTTCAATCCTATCGCAGCCGGGAGGGCTGACCATGACCAAAACTCAAATCAAGTCTTCAGCGCAAATCAAAGAGGAGGTCGTCGAGACTTATTTTCGTCTGACCGATAATGCGACGGCGCAGGTCGATGTCAGTGTCGAAGTCCGCCATGTGCTGCGGGAGATGTTCATGAGCTTGAGTGTTGACCTTACGGTCGGCGACCTTCGGGAGCACCTTGAGGAATATTGGTCATGAGATCGGAGAGGCTGACAACAAATCAGCATGCCGTTTTGTGGCTGCTTCAGCGCTTCGAAACGGGCACGTGTGAGACGGGCTTTAGGCGTCTTGGTTGGACGCCGCCTGATGGCGCGAACCCTTTAAGGATCACCTGCCCCGTGCAGGTGCTTCAATCCTGCCTTGCTCGTGGTTTCGTCGAGATGGTCGGTCAAACGGCGCGATTGACGGAGCGCGGACAGGAACGTGCGGCGGCGTTTTACGTGAGGCCGGTGAGTGTTCAGCGCGCCACTTTACCGAATGAAGTGCAATGGCTGACGGACGCGCAACTGGCAGCGGTTGAGCCCTGGTATCCCGACACATACCGGCCGCGCCTTGACGATCGGAAGATCCTGACGGGCATCGTGCATGTAATTCATCACGGCAAAATGTGGGGGCAGGTGCCACCCGCATGCGGGCAGGAATTACAGGTTTACCGTCGCTTTTTAAAATGGTCGAAAAGCGGCGTTTTGGATGCGGTCTTCGCCCACCTGCGGACGCGGCGAGCTGACGGAAGCATTTGCCTGGTCATCACGCCGGAAATGCTGCTGCGCCATCCCGGCACCCGGCAGGGCGTGATGGCTGGATGGTATCCGTCCATCCTCGCGCCCGAGGAGTTGGCCGCATGAGCATCTTACGCGCCGTCTCATCGGACGATCTGGATCTTGTGAAAGAGCTACGCGCTTTGGGCGACGTGCTTTTGCAGCAGGAAAAGGGGATTTATCTGACTGCCTATGAAGCCCGCTTCCTAGGCGTGTGGGCGATCTCCCAGGCACGCAGGCAGGCGCGGCGCAATAAAGCCCATGAGAAATCAAAAGAAGAACAGGCTGACAAAGTCATGAAAAAGCCTCTCACGGATCACCTTCGCGCTCCGTCATCCCACCATGTCAATAATGTGAAAGGCATCATCTGATGACCGAAATCTCCCCAGTCAGAACCCTCCGCGATGCGGAGGGGCGTGACATCCCTCAAACGTCGATCCGGCCGGAGATCGTCATTCAGCACGATACCGCGATGAAGCTCGCGGCGCGTTTTCAGGCACTTCATGACCATGTGCAGTCTGAAAAAGCCGCGATCTTTGCCGAGATTGACGCTTTTCAGGCGCTCATTTTCCAGGAATATAATGTCAAACTTGGCGGGCGCGTCGGCGGATTGACGCTCGTGAGCTTCGACGACCAGGTGAGGGTCGAGACGTCGCGCTATCATTACCAGCAACTCACGCCCGCATTACCGGCGGCGCAGGCGCTGATCAATGAGATACTCGACGATTTGACGGAAGGCGCAACGGCCGACCTGCGCGCGCTGGTTTCGGCCGCATTCCAGAAGGACGAGCGGACCGGGCGCATCAACGTCCAGCGCATCCTGGACCTTAAACGTCTCAGCCTCAATCACCCGAAATGGCCTGACGCTGTGCGCGCCCTGAACGACGCTGTGGCGTCGGCCGGGTCGAAAATGGCCGTGCGCTGCAAAGTCCGGCCGGAAGAGGGTGTGCCCTACGAGCAGATCGTCGTCGATTTTTCCCGTGTGTGAATGAGAGAAGGAGATCATCTGATGAGGACTTCAACCCTGTCTTTCGGTGCGACTGTGATCTTCATTGGCGGGCTGCTGATCGGCGCCGCATCCCAAAGTCTACGTGACCCATGGCGCAATGACCGAGAGATGCTGATCCGCATGGTAGAGCATGGCGCCAAGCCGCTCGACGCGGCCAGTGCGCTGCTTCTTGTCGGGCAGAACCGAAATCCTCGGGAGGCAGGTCATGCGGCTTATCTCGGTGAGCTACCATGAGCGGCGTTGACCCGACCCGACGGGCGATTTACGCGAAATTGCAGATCGCCCGCAAGCAGCTCGGCCTCGAAGAGGAGATTTATCGGGAGATCATGACGCGGATCACGGGCAAGGAGAGTGCCCGTGACTGCTCGCTGACGCAGCTTGAGGCGCTTTTAAGGCACTACCGGTCAATCGGGTTCCGCGCGCGGCGTGCGAATAATCGTGCCGAAATCCGCAAGATTTACGCGATCTGGACCGATATGGGGCCGAGGCTGACGTCGCGCGGGTCAAGGGACGCGTTGCGTCACTTCGTCAAACGTCAAACGGGCGTGGATGCGCCTGAATTTCTCTCAGCCGGGCAGGCGCAGCGTGTCATTGAGGCGCTCAAATCCTGGCAAGATCGGATCGGGGCCTAATCTCATGGCCATGAATCCTCCACCCTCCATCGCGTGGCTCGTCCGGGAAATTGGAGAGGACGCGACGCTGCGCTTTATCGAGTCAGCCGGGGGACAGCGTCTACGCGTGCCGCGCGATGTCTCCCGGGCGCGGGCGATGCGGGAATATGGCGACGATGTCCTTGAGGCATTGGTGCGGCGTCATGGTGGGGTCAATTATCAAGTGCCGCTCGTTAAATCCTGGCGTGCGCATATGCTGGCGAAGCGCGGCCTGAGTAATAATGAGATCGCGCTGCGCATGGGGATTTCATGGCGGCAGGTGCCGAATTTACTTCGGTCCGACCCTACTATTGACCGCACCTTTAAAAACCCCGGAAATGCTGATCAATTGGGGCTTTTTGACCTCGACGACGATTACTGAGTCGAAAACACACAGCCTGAATGGGCAGACCTCGCACGCCTAATCTATTGGCATGCGAAGAAATCTCAAAGCCTCTCTCAAATTCACTCTCGCGCGCGAAGGCGGCTATCAGTGCGGGCGCGCTGATCGTGGCAATTGGACAGGCGGTAAACTCGGTGTCGGCCAGTTATCCGGCACGAAGTACGGCATTTCAGCGATGCTGCTCAGTGAGATACGGGGTGAAGCTGTTTCCGCTGCCACGATGAAGGCATTGACGCCTGATGTTTTCTTCGACGTCGCAACATCGCGTTTCTGGAATGTGCTGGATTGTGACGCACTGCCTGACGGCGTCGATTTGATGCTGTTCGATTTCGGTTTTAATAGCGGGACGGAGCGCGCGGCAAAGCAGCTTCAGCAACTCCTCGGCATGAGCATGGCGGCCCAGGATGGCGAAATGGGTCCGGCCACTTTAACGGCTCTTCACGAAGCGTCTGCCGCGATAATCGTGAGCTTTCTATCCACAAAATATCTAGAGCAACTACAGTCCTGGCTCGATCTGCCTTCCGGGCAGGTTTCAAAGACATCTCTCATTGATGCTGTTGCTAAGCAAAGCGCGCGAGACACACTCATCATTTACGCGCTCGCTGCGCAGCAAGAGGCGGCTTATCGAAGCTTCAAGACTTTCAGAACTGATGGTCAGGGCTGGTTGACGCGTCTGGCAAAACGCGTGGCGGAAGCCCATCGCTTTACTCGCATTGCTGACGGCGCACTGGCGTAATGTATGACGTTCTCGAACATTGGTTCACCATTTTGGGTGCCGTCGGCGGCGCGGCCGGACTTTATGCGATGGGTCGGCATCGAACGATTACCGAGCGCGTCGATGCGCTCGAGGATGACATCAAAACATCATTGAGAAGGCTGGAGGATGATGGCGAGCGCACGCGGGAGCTGCTGCACGTCATCATTCGCGGTCATATGGGAGATCATAAATGAGCGTGAAAGTCAGCATCGACGAAGACCGGCGTAAGAAAGTGATCGACGCGCTGGCCCAGATGCGCGACGGCCTTCTTTCCGAGGACGTTATCCTGCGCGCGGTGCTCCAGACCGGGCGGGATACGGACCGCGACACAATGCGCGCAGACCTCACCTTTTTAGAGCGGGCCGGGTGTGTCCTGGTGACAAAGCTGGAAATCATCAATGGCGAGATCTGGCGGGTTCAGTTGACCGATGATGGCTTGCGGGCCTCGCAAGGCCACCTTCTCGTCGCGGGCGTCGCCCGCCGCGTGGTGAGATAGCTCTGATGGCGCGACCATCTTCCGTGTCAAAACTTTCCCACGAAATCCGTGACGAAATCGGTCGGCTGCGCGGAGAAGGCTACTCCATTGACGAGATTCTCGCCGCCCTGCGAGAGCTGCACGCGACGAAGATCAGCCGCTCGGCCCTTGGCCGTCACATCCAGAATATGGACAGGTTGGGCGTCAAACTGCGTCAGAGCCGTGGCGTGGCGGAAGCGCTTGTGCGGCAATTTGGGGAAGAGCCCGCATCGCGAACGGCGCAGGTCAATATTGAATTGCTACACAGCGCCATCCTCGACCTCTACCTCGCAGGCGAGGCGAGTGATGAGGACGGTATCGCGGCGCTTAAAGGCAATCCGCAGGGGTTGATGCTGCTGGCAAAGGCGCTCGACCACCTCACGAAATCGGCCAAGGCGGATATCGAAAATCAGAAGGCCATAGAGGAACGCGTTGAAAAGCGCCTCCGCGCCCGCGCTGAAAAATACGTGGTGAGCGAAGCGAGGAAGCGCGGCATCTCCGCTGAGACTGCGCGTGCCCTGATGCAGGGGGCTTTCGGGGTTGAAAATGACGGAAGGTCGTAACCCCACGCCCTCGACCAGCCTCTTCCTGCCTTATCAGTCGGAAATGATGGCGGCCGTCATGAAACACCCGGTCGTCGTGGTTGAGAAATCCCGACGCACCGGCATGTCATGGGCCGCCTCATTCATCGCCGACCTGATTGCGGGATTATCGCCCGAAGCAGGCGGTATGGACGTGTTTTATATGGGTTATAATCTTGAGATGGCGCGGGAATTTATTGATTACTGCGCCGACCATGCGGGTCAGATGCAGGTTGTGGCCGGTCAGGTCCAGGAAAGCTTTTTCCGCGACCCGGATGCGCCGGAGAAGGACGTCAAGGTTTTTCGCATCGACTTCGCGGCCGGGCATAAAGTCCTGGCGTTGCCCTCCATGGCGCGTGCCCTGCGCGGCATGCAGGGCCTCGTTATTATCGATGAAGCGGCCTTCCATGATGATCTCGCGGGCCTGATGACCGCAGCTCTTGCTCTCCTGATGTGGGGAGGCAAGGTGCTGATTATCAGCACGCATAATGGGGACAGCAACCCGTTCAACATTCTGGTCAATGACATTCGGGCGGGCCGAAAGCCTTATCATTTGCTGCGCACCACCTTTGACGACGCTTTGGAACAGGGGCTCTACCGGAAAATCTGCGCCAAGACGGGGGTCACGTGGTCTAAAGTGGCGCAATCTGCCTGGCGTGATGAGATCATGGCATTTTACGGCTCCGGTGCTGATGAGGAGCTGTTCTGCATCCCGTCGCCATCCACCGGGGCTTATATCCCGTTGCCGCTCATTGAAGCCCGGGCTTCCGCCGATATTCCCGTTATTCGTTGGGCGCAGACGGCAGAATTTTCCCTTTGGCCGGAGGCGCAGCGCGCTCAGGAAACAGCCTCATTCATTAGTGAAAAAATTAACACCACCTTGGAAACGTTGGATCGCGAGCGCCCCTATGTGTTCGGTGAGGATTTTGGCCGATCCGGTGATTTAACCGTCATCTGGGTTCTGGGTATCGCCCCGGACATGCGGCGCGAGACGGCGCTCGTCGTCGAATTGCGGAACGTGCCCTTTGATGAGCAACGACGCATCCTCTTCGCTATTCTTGACGAGCTGCCCCGGTGGCGTGCCGGAAAAATGGATGCACGCGGCAACGGGCAGTATCTCGCGGAAGTCACGGTGCAACGTTATGGCAGCCGCGTTGAGGCCGTGATGCTCTCTGAGGGGTGGTATCGTGAGCAGATGCCGCCCCTCAAGGCGGCGATGGAAGATGCGGCACTTACCTTACCGCAGGACCGTGAAATCATTGACGACATCAGGCTTTTGCAGGTGGTGCGCGGCGTTGCGCGCGTGCCGGACCAGCGCAAAGGCGGCAAGACGGCCCAGCGTCATGGCGATGCCGCCGTGGCGCTGGCCATGGCCTACGCCGCGAGCCGCGCTGATGTCACCGAATATGCTTACACAAGTCAGCCACGCGCCTGGGGAAACGAGCTGCCGGGGCCGCCGGTCGCGTGGCCGATCGAGCGTGAACTGGCCGAAGAGCGGTCAGGGACCGCGCAACATCGATGGAGGTTAAAATTATGATTTCGGGAATCGGCAATATTATCGGGATTATCAAGCACGCAATCGTCGCGCTGGGCGTGGCGATCCTCGGCTGGCTCGTATGGCAAACGAGCCGGAAGAAGCAGGCCGATGCGACTGCAAAACAAACCGTTAAACAGGCGGAAGCGCAGGCCGCCCATGATGGGGCCGTGATCGACACGCAGGATCGTATGGCTCAGGCCGAAGCGGAGAAGCCTGTCAGCGACGATGCGCTCATGGCGCGTCTCGATGCCGGGACGATGTGATGCGGTTTAGCCGCTTCCTCTCTCTTGCCGCTGTGACGCTGCTTTCGGGCAGCGTCACGTCATGCGCGCCGCGCGTGCAGAAAATTTATATCCCGACATGCCCCCACATCACGGCCTATTCCGTGGCTGATCAGCAGCAATTGAAGCGGGAAATACAAGCCCACACAGAGGCAAGCATGATCCGGCGCGTTGCGAGCGATTATATCGGCCTGCGCGACCAGGCGCGGGCCTGTCAGACCAAGGCGAAGCAGGTGCAGGATCATGGCACTCATTGACCCGATTACGGGGAAGCCCTTTCCACCGTCCATGCTGACGCGCCCCGTGGCGGAGGCCACGCTGACAGGCGCGCGGCCCGCCGTTTCAACCATGGATATGAGTTGGGTTGACCCGGATTATGTTGGGGAAATGCTCCGCGCGGCCTCGAATGGAGATTCGCTCGCCTGGCAGACTTTTGCCGAGCTGATTGAGCAGAAGGATCTCCATTATCTCGGCGTCATTTCAACGCGGAAGCGGACGGTTAGCCAATTGCCAGTCACGGTGGAGGCGGCTGGTAACGAAGCGGCTCAAGAAAAACAAGCCGCGTTTATTCGTGACTGGTTGGCGAAGGGAATCCTTCAGCGCGCCATGTTTGACATGCTCGATGCCGTCGCGAAAGGCTGGTCCGTGCAAGCGATAAAATGGCACGCGGAGGCGGGGAATTACTGGCCCGAACGGCTCATCTATCGCCCGCAACGCTGGTTTGACATCTCATGGCAGGACGGCGAAACCGTCAAAATGCGGAGCGGAGCCGATGCGCGATATACGCCTAAGATTGATCTCGCGACACCCGAAATCGGTTTTGAGGAACTTGAACCTCGCAGCATTGTCGTGCACCGGCATCCGAGCTGGAGCGGCCTGACCATCACGCAGGGTTTGACTCGCGCGATCGCTTTCAATTCTCTTTTCAAGATGTTTTCATCCCGCGATTGGGGTGTTTTTGTGCAGGCTTACGGCATGCCAATCCGCATCGGCAAATACGGGCGGGACAGTACGGCCGAAGACCGCTCGACATTGTGGCGGGCGCTGATCGATATTGCGGGGTCTCTGGCATGCATGGTGCCGGAAAGCATGCAATTGGAATTCGTTGAGCCGAAAAACGGCGCAGGGTCGAACGACGTCTACGAGCGCCGTGCGAAGTGGCTCGATGAGCAGACGAGTAAAGCTGTCCTGGGGCAGGTTGGCACAACAGATGCACGGCAGGGCACGCATGCGGCGGCCGTCATTCATCGCCAGGTGCAGGACGACATCGAGCGCGCCGACGCCATGCTTCTTTCCCAGACGATCAATGAACAGATCGTCCGGCCGATGATCGATTTGTCATTTGGCGTGCCGCGTAACGGGCTTTACCCAACGATACGCGTCGGCCGCCCGGATGAAGCGCCGATGAGTGACGTCATTAGCGCGCTTCAATATCTCGGGCCGCAGGGCCTTCGCGTGAAAGCTGAAGACATCCTCAGCCGCCTGAATCTCTCACCGCCGGAAGACGGGGATTCGGTTATCGGCGCGCCGCTGCCGACGCCCAATGATAAGGTTGAGCCCACCCCGCAGCACTTCCTTCAGCGCCCGACGCAGCGGGTGAGCCGGCACAGTCTTGCACCCGCCCAATCCGTTAATGATGGCGTCATGCCGATCGACATCATGACCAACGAGCTTCACCGCGCGGCGCAACCGTCATTTGACGCCATGATTGACCAGGTGCGGGACGTGATGAATCAGGCGTCAAGTCTGGAAGATTTCCGCGACCGGCTGGATGATCTCGACGTGGATGATGACGCATTTGCGACCGTGCTGGCGCAGTTCGCATGCATGGCGGAGCTTGCCGGAGAAGCAGCCATCCAGCAGGATATGGATGATGAACGCGGCGCTTGACGCGGGCTTTGCGCTTCGGCCGTCTGAGGCGATCTCGTTTTTCCGGCAGAAAGCCAATAAGGGCACGAAGCAGTGGGGCGAGCTCGCGGCGGAGGCCCATGCCAAGCAATTTGCTGTAGCCGGGGCAACTTCAAACGCGCTTTTAAATGACTTCAAATCGGCCATCAACAAGGCGCTGACGGACGGGACAACGCTTTCCGAATTCCGCAAGGATTTTGACCGGATCGTTGGCAAGCACGGCTGGTCCTATAAAGGCAATCGGGCCTGGCGCTCCGAGATCATCTACCGCACCAATCTGAGCTCGGCTTATGCGGCCGGACGCTATCGTAAGATGACGTCGCCTGAAGCGCTGGAGATTTTCCCCTACTGGCGCTATGTGCACAATGTCTCTTTGCACCCCCGCATCGTGCACGAGGCGTGGGGCGGCATCATATTGCGTGCGGATAATCCGTGGTGGTACTCGCATTTTGCGCCTAACGGGTGGGGATGTAATTGCGAGATTCAGCCCGTGTCGCGTCGAAAAATGGCGCGGAACGGATGGAAAGAGGACGAAGCGCCGGAGATCGTCACTCGGCCTTGGGTCAATCCGGCAACGGGCAGGACGGAGCAGGTGCCGACAGGGATCAGCCCGGGCTTTCAGACCAATCCAGGTAAAGTCTGGATGGATGAAGAAGCACGCCGGGCGGAGGTCGCGCTTAAACCGGTGACCGCAATTGACGGCAAGCCACCGGCCGCCGCCCCACCCGAGGTCAGGAGGTCGGTCCAGAAGAAGGAAATCAGGAAGCTGCTCGACACGCGAGCAGGCGTCGTGGAGGCCGCGACAGCACCGGAAACGGTGACAAAGGCGCTAAATGTCGAGACGGATTCCGTGCTGCTCTCGGACGACACATTGAGCAAGAATCTGGCAAAGCATCCCGAGTTGTCGCCGACAGTTTATGAGGCGATACCGGATATGTTGGACAATCTAACTGTTGTAGAGGAAGGCAACACGCCGCAATCCCTCTTATTGCTCAGTTCACTGGATAAAGAGCATTTTCGCCTGGCGATCAAACGCACGTCCGACGGCAGCGAGCTTTTTCTCACATCGCTCGCACGATTGTCGGAGAAAGCAGCCTTGCGCCTTATCGAAATGAAGAAGAAGATAAACTGATCCGGGAGTTGGCGCGCAGATAGGGCCCCCCTGAAACCCTACATCGCGATCCGCCCTTCGAGGGCGTCCTACGGCTGGGGGAATATCACCGTGTCACTGCGCGCCAAAGTGAGGATATGTCATTTGTCGTTAGTATAGCAAGGTTATTAGCTCCTTCCCGAACGCCGTTCCATCCGATCCTGGCGGCGGGTCCGTTTCCACTTCACAGGATTGGAAGAAAAGGGCAGCGCAGGCTGTGAGGAGAGAAGATGGGTAAAAGAAAGTTTAAACAAAAGTTCCTCGCTTTGCCTGAAAACGGCCGGTGCATCTATTGTGGGAAAAAGTCCGAGACGGTCGATCATTTCCCGCCACGAATTTTCTTTAGAGGAAAAAACTGGCCAGAGACTTATTGTTTCCCAGCTTGCGAAGCGTGTAATTCGAAAAAAAGTCACGACGAACAGGCTCTGGCTTATATCGTCAAGGAGCAAGATCTGAAACTACAGGACGATGAAGCTTATCAAAAAATATTGAAAGGTGTACGCAATAATGAGCCCTGGATTATTGACGAAGTGAAACAATTGGTTGGGGATGAAGCAAAGCAGGGAAGACGGGACCTATTTGGCGATCTCGGGTCGGCAGTAATATTCCCTGAAGGAGAATACGGCATTTTTAGATTCGGCGAAAAAGGGCAACATCTTTTGAAGATATTGCCCCACTGGTTGGGTCGAGCTCTTTACTTCTTACACACGAAAGACATTTGCCCCGGCGACGTTCATTCAATGATTTTGAAACCTGTCGACCTACAAAAAAAAACATTGTTGATTTTTTCGGTCTACATGAGTTGGTGCCAGAAATTTGTCGCGGCAAAATGAATCTCTCCGACCAATTCGACTATAGATTCCAAATTTTGGATGGCACATTCTCTGCGATAATTTGGTTCGGCTCGGCCCAATTTTTCTTTTTTGTGGTGACAAGTTCAAATGAGTTATCCATCTCACTTTATAAACGTTTAGCTCAATCTAAATCTCCTTTTTTCAATTCAACTAAAGAACTAGCTGCGTCAGTGACTGCTGATTAGACACAATGACTTTCACTTCAGCATTCAACTCGTTTGCTAGATGACAATCATCCCAGCCATCTGCGCGGGCGCATGTGCGGGATTGACGTTTGGGTGGGTGAGCAGAGTGTTCCATTGACCGTTGCAAACCCAATTCTCGAGGCAGTCGACAATGACAGGCATCCATATTTCCGGCACCACCCAGCCCATGCAAGACGCGCTGCGCGTGATCGGCGCGCTGAAGCAGAATGCACGAGGCGTTCTCGGAGCGCTTGGTCTTGAGATTATCGAGTCAACGAAAGAGCGCATGCGGGCAGGACTGGACCCGGCGGGAAAGCGGTGGGCCAGTTACGCGCCACTTCATCCTGAATACGCCAAAACGAAACGTGGCCCGTCCATTCTGATCGGGCGCGGGAATGTGTCATCCGGGCTGATTGGCAGTCTGACATCACAGATACATCGTCATCGCCTGGTCTGGGGGTCGAATAAGATTTATGCACGCATCCATCAGCTCGGTGGCACCATCCGGCCGAAGAGCGCCAAGGCACTCACCTTTAAGATGGGTGGGAAGCTTTATAAGATGAAGAAGGTCACCATTCCGGCGCGGCCTTATCTTGGCTTCACGGATGCGGATAAAGAGGTGCTGATGGATGAGCTTCACGACTATCTCAGCCGCGCAATGCGCGGCGGTCAGTGAACACTCAATTCTAATACAGCTCTAAAACGAAATAAAACGGGTCTACATGCGTTTTTAAGGTGTCTTTGGGGGAACGTAGCCCCCGACACCTTTTTTTGCGTCTACGGGCAAATATGAGAGTCGAAAACATGCAGCCTGATTGCGGCGGGGGGAACCCGGCATAAAGGAGGCATGAAACATGATGACCTCATTTGTTGTGCCACGCAATTGCCAGATGAGCCGAGTGAACGGATCGAATGGATTCATTTGCTTCCCGGCGGCGTGTTCAGCGGCCGGGATGGTCGGGGGCCGTATCGCGTCACGGATGCGACTGGTCTGATCAAAGCTTCCCTGGCGCGTGCCCAGGGCAAACTCGTCATTGACGAGAATCATGCGACCGACCTCGCAGCCCCGCAAGGCCGTCCTGCACCAGCAATTGGATGGATTGATCAGCTTGAAGCGCGCAGTGACGGCGTCTGGGGTCATGCGAGCTGGAATGCGCGGGGCAAGGCACTGCTCGATGAGCGCGCTTATCGCGGCGTGTCGCCCGTCATTCAGACAGACAAGGCCGGTCATGTGCTGACGATTGCCCGCGCCAGCCTCACCAATATGCCCAACCTTCCCCTTAGTCACCTTCATCACTCTCAAGCACAGGAGCCGAGGATGGACCTCGACGAAATTCGAAGCCTGTTGAGCCTGGATGGCGATGCCAATGAGGACGCTGTGCGTTCCGCATTGACGTCTGCTCACGCGGCCCAGCAAAGCCTCAAAAAATTGGCCACTCTTGCGGGCGTCGCCGATGACGCTGAGGAAAATGTCGTTCTGCACGCTCTACGGGCGCGTGTTTCCGGGCAGGAAACAGCCACGCAGCAGATTGCGACACTCAAGTCGCAGATCGCTGCTTTGGAAACCGCCAATAAAAAAGCAGCCGCGCAGCAGTTCGTGGAGCGCATGGGACGCGAGAAGGTCATCCCGAAAGAGATGATTGAGGAGTTCATCTCCGTTCACATGCAGCGACCCGAGCTTGCTGAGAAACTCGTCGGTGCGCTGCCCGATGTTCCGCGTGACGTCACCGGCCTGCATGCGGCACGTCCAGCCGTGACGGGCGAGAGCAATGCGCTCTTCACTAAAATGGACGCCGCCCTTGGCCTTCAGACTGAGAAAGGGGGCCAGAGCCATGGCGCTTAAAAATGACCGCGTCATTGACGAGAAGCATGGCGCGCTTTCCCCGCAATTCGGCTTTACGGTCGCGCCCGGCCATATCGTTTACCGGCATGCGATCTGCGCTGTCTGTCAGGACGGGCACATCGTCCCGGCCGGTGCCAAGGATAGCGCATCCGTGATCGTGGCGGTCGCCGGGATCGCGCGTCATCAGCAATCCGACCGCGATCCCGGCTACGTCGATTGCATGAAGGCATGTTTTGCACTGCCTTTCGATACCAAGCCGAGTTGGACGGATGTCGGCAAGCCGGTTTACGCGATCGACGATGAGACTGTCACCCTCACTGAGACCGGCAGTGACGGGAAGCGGCTGCGCGTCGGTAGTCTGGCCGGGATCGAAATTGACGGCACGCCTTTTGTGACCGTGGGCTGAGGTAGAAAGATCATGGAAATCAATATCGGCAACATCAACGCCTTGTCGACGAAGCTCAGCATGGCGTTTGCTCAACAGCTCAAGACGGTTGAGCCGACTTATACGCAGTTTTCGCTTACTGTCCCCTCGACATCGGGCGAGAATTTCTATCCGCGCCTGGCTGAATTGCCGGGTCTGCGGGAATGGGTTGGCGACCGAGTCATCCATCGTTTGAAAGCGGATGCGTTTCGTATCCGTAACAAAACGTTTGAGGAAACAATCTCAATCTCCCGAGAAGATTTAGAGGATGAGCAATTTGGCCTCCTCATGCCCGCCGTTCAGCAATTAGCGCAGAATGCGGCGGACCTGCCCGACAAGCTGGTTTACGAGGCGCTTGAAACCGGCACTTCCACGAAGGGGATGGATGGCCAGTATTTTTTTGATACTGATCATCAGACGAGCGCCGAGGATGGCAGCTCTGTCCCATATTCTAACATCGCCAAGCCGAAATCAGATGAGGGGGAGGGGCCAGCCTGGTATCTTTTTTGCACCACGCAGCCACTGAAGCCGCTCATTTTCCAGCCGCGTCGACCTTTCAAGGTCACACCCAAAACGCAGCTGACGGACGGCAATGTCTTTTACGGCAATCATTTCATCTGGGGCGTTGACGGCCGGTGCGCGGCCGGGCTGGGCATGTATCAGTTTGCCTATCGCTCGACGCGGCCGCTTAATGGCACGAGTTTCGAGGACGCATTGGCGGCCATGGCGTCTCAACGCCGCCGCGACGGATCGCCCTATGGCATCCGGCCTGACCTTATGGTTGTGCCCAACAACCTTGAAGGCGCTGCGCGGCGGCTGATCAACGGGGAGTTCAACCCTGAAAGAGCGCCCGACGGCACTTTCATTCCGTCCTCCAACACGTGGAAGGGGGCAGCGAAACTCCTGGTCGCACCGCGCCTCAGCCAAAAAGTAGGGGGCTGATATGGCGAAGAAAATTGGGCGTGCCGATCAAATGGACAAGCTTGACCATCTGCTCGACGCGCCGCCTGAAACTGACGACGGTGATCAAATGCTCAAGGATGCGCATTTGAATGCAGCTCCGCCGGAAACGGCAGCGGCAACGGATCTCCGTCATGTGACCCAGGTGCGCGTCACCTCGAACGGGCACGGCCTTATGCTTCAGCAGGGCGATGTGCTGGTGATCTGCCGCGATCCCGGCTTCCGTCGTGCGGGGATCGCGCATGACGCGGTGCGTGTCTATCCCGCCGGAGCCCTGGCGCCCGCGACGCTGGCGGCATTGCGGCACGAGCCTCAGCTTGAAATCGTTGAGGTCGTTTGATGGCCTACGCCAACCTCCAGGACATGATCGACCGCTATGGTGAGCGCGAGTTGATTGATGTCACGCGAACATTGAATGATGACCGCGACGTCATGAATGTCGCGCGCATCAATCGGGCGCTTGAAGAAGCGTCGGAGCTCGTCGAGACCTATCTTCAGCGTCGCTATCAGCTGCCGCTTCAGCCGATTCACCTGGCCGTGACAAGGGCGGTTTGCGCGATTGCCCGCTATGACCTTTGCCAGGGTAATGACCGGGAACCGTCAGAGCAGATCAAGGCGGGCCGTAAAGATGCGCTGGCCTGGCTGACCGATGTCGCGAGTGGCAAAGCAACATTGGATGCGAGCCTCGTCAATGATCGCTCGGAAACCTGGTCCCGTGTGCAAACGCGCCCACGTAGCATGCAGGGGACGGGATTATGGTGAGTCGCCCTTATTCTGACGACCAGTATCCAGACGCGCTGCTTGAGGGCGACGTGCTGCGGGCGGCTTTTCTCGGCGTGCAGGACAAGCTGAGAGAGGCGTTCCCGGAGCAGGCATTCCGGCATTTCATCATGCCGCCTTCGCCGACGAAGGGCGTGTGGGATAAAATGCTCGGGGCCTGCCCCGCCGTCGCCTTAAGTTGGGCTGGCTGGAGGCCGTCCCGAGATACTGGTCCCGTTTATCGTGGGACGTTGAGTTTCCCGGTCTTTCTCCTCGTGCACCACAACACGGTTGAGCACCTCTATCTCGGCTCCACCGATCGTTGGGGTGTGGGCATCCTTGGCATGACGGCCATGGCTGTCGCCATGTTGCACGGGCGGCAAATCGAACCGATTGGCACGACACATGTGCGTGAAGTTGACGCCCCGGCCGGGCTCGACTGGCTGGATGACCGCACCGCTTTGGCCGGGCTTTCCGTCGAATTACGCGATGTGGCGTTGGATGACGCCACATTAACTGAGGCGCTGCCAGCGTTTTTACGCCTGCGCGAAACATGGTTGGTCGCCGCCGAAACCGCCGAAGAAACTGCGAAAATCCGAAAGGAGTAGAACGATGCTTGTCACCGTCTCGAACGGTCGCGTCATCAAGGATGTGAGAGGCCGAACATGCGGCCCGGAGCCTTTTGAAATCGACCCCGGTAATCGCTTCTGGTCGGCTTTACTCGCCAATGGCGATATCGCCCCCGCCGAACCTGCCGGAAAAATGCCGCGCGTGCCGGAGACGACGGCGATTGCCGTAAGAAAGGGAGCGGGAGCATGAGTGTGGATTTTACCGAAGTTCCCTCCACCTACGCCGTGCCAGGCAGTTACACGGAAGTCGTCACGCAGAATAGCGGCGCGAACGTCCAGGCCATGCCCCTGCGCGCCCTGCTGATCGGCGTTTGGAGCGCGGCCGGGCAGGGTGAGGCGTTGCGCGTCTACCCAAACATCACAGGATCGGAAGCCTCCCGCCTGGCGGGTTCGGGCTCCGCAGCAGCCCAGATGGTCGCGACCTTCACGGCGGATGCACCTTATACCGCAGCCGACATGATCCTCGTCGCAACAACGCAGGATGCAACGGCAACGGAGTGGTCGATCAAGCCGACAGGCACCGCTATGGCGCGGGGCACACTTGCAATTGAGGTGTGCGGACGGCGGATTGCGGCTTCAATTAAAAAGGGCGCAGGCGCGGCCGATCTCAGCGCGGCGCTTTTTGATGCCTGGCAGGCCGGTGATTTCACCGGGCGATGCGGTGTAACGGCGCGTCTCGATAAGTCGGCTTCATCCCTTGTCCTGACTTCAGTTGATCGCGGTGCATGGACGCGCGACATCGACGTGCGTGTCGGGCAGCAATATGGCGACGGCGTTACAGGCGTGCTCATGACCATTACGCAGACGGCACAGGGCACGGGCATGCCCGACATCGCGCCTGCGCTCAATGTCGTGGCGGAGACATGGTACACGGATATGGCATGGATTGCCGCTGGGGAATCAACGCTTGCTGCCCTCACGGAGGAAGCCGCGCGCCGCTGTAATGCGATGATCAAACTCGACACGCACATATATATAAGTATGCGCGCGACCTATGGCGAAGCCCTGGCTTTGGCCGGTCAATTGAACTCCGAGCATCTCACAATTCTGCCTGCACAGAAGGCCCGCTTTGCGCCATGGGAGGCCGCAGCGTCCCTTTGTGCCGTGGCGGCCACGTCGCTGAATGCGGACCCGGCACGGCAATTACACACGCTGGCTTTGACTTCACTCGCCGGACGCGCGCCGGATGACGCCGATCGCTACTCGGATGCGATGCGTAATATCCTGCTGCAATCGGGCATGAGCAGCTTCAATGTCGCGCAGGATGGTGCGGTGCAGCTTGAGCGGGTGGTCACGACCAGGCAGCGGGATGGGTCAGGTAATCTCACTTCGGGCTGGCGTGATATCATGGTGCCGAAGACAGCGACGCGCGTACGCTATGCCTGGAACAGTTACGTGACGAGCACCTATCCGCGCGCCAAACTTGCTGATGATGGATCACCTGTCGTCAATCTCGGCGGGAACAACGTGGTGACACCCAAAACACTGAAGCTTTCATGGATCGGGCAGTCCGCGATTTACGAGGGTCAGATGGGCTGGCTGGACAACAGCGCGACGCTCTCCGCCCAGGCGACATTCGAGCGGGATCGCACGGACCGTAATCGCGTCAATGCGCGGCTGCCCGTGCAGATCATGGGTAGCCTGATGGTGATTGCCAACTCCCTTCAGTTACAGGTGTAAAATGGCGCAGAGTATCGGAATTCTCAAAATCTGGTGGCGCGGGAAATATTATGAGTGCGTCGCGGGATCCTCAATCAAGCTGCCGGGCATGAGCAATAAGACGCAAGTCACCGGCACCAGCGTGCAGCGTTATCAGACTTTTTCGGCCGGTGAGGTCAAAGCCACCGTCATTCTTAATGAAGGCATGTCGCTTGACGCTTTCGACACGGACAGTGTCGGCGAATTGCAAGTTCAGACTCTGACCGGACAGGCATGGGTCATGCCCGACGCCTTCATTTTGGACAAACCCACCATGACAGACGAGGGCGGTAAATGCCCCGTGACATGGAATGCGGGCACCTATCAGGAGATTTTAAAATGACCGTTGAAAATATCGAGATTGGTGGGTCGGTATCAGATGTCAGAGGTGTCGCGCCAGGCGTCGTCATCAATGGTGACGGCACGACAACTGTGACGTTGGCCTACCCTGTCCGTCTCACGGCTGATGGGGATGAAATCAAATCCATCACCATGGGACGCATCAAGGGCCGCGACATGGTGGAGATGCTGAACGCGTCAGGAGCCGGGGATCGCGTCAAAATTATGCTGACGGCGTCGGCGGGTTATACAGGCCCGAAGGCGGAGGCATTGATGAACGCGCTCGATGCTGAGGACTTCCTCAAATTGATCGGATCGGTTGAGCGTTTTTTGGGGAATGGCCCGAAGACTGGCCCGTCATCCTAGCAGCTTTGGCGCAGCAGCTTCATTTCAGCCCGGAAGCGCTTCTGGACATGGATGTGAAGCTGGTCGCGTTCTGGTCAACAGCTTTGGGCGAAGTCCTTAGACGTCAACGCGCGGCCCAGGAAGAGGCATTGAATGAGCGATAGTCTCAAAGCGCAATTCGCACTCGATTTTAATGTTGGATCACCGAGCGCTCTGGAGCGCATCCAAGCCATACTTGAACGTATCGAGACAGCTTTGAGCCGTCTTAACGGCAAGACGGTTGAAGCCATGACAGCGCCAGCTGAACGTGCCGCAGCGGCGACGAACCGTTTCAATGAGACCTTGACGCGCACGGAGACTGAAACACGCAGCGCGGCGCGCGGTGCATCGGGGCTTGCTGCAACGCTGACAGAAACGGCAGAGGCCGCCAATGTCGCGGCGACGCAGATCACGAAGATCGGGACGGCCTCGACTGAAGCGGCTGAAGTCGCGACGATGCAAATCGGGCGAGTGGAACGTCTTATGGGCGGGCTACGCACCCGGGCGTCCGGTTACGGAGGGGGTGTGATGGGCGCGGGACGCGGCTTTTCTGAAGCCGTGCAGGCGGGTATCGGCAGCGCTTTCGGCGCAGCGGCAGCGGGGTTCGGCGTGCTCGCCCCGGTGCACGCGGCGGCGGAATATAATAATGACCTCGCCCATATCGGGATCGGCCTCGATCTTCACGGCCAAGCCAATCAGGACTTCATCACGTCATACGGTATGCGCCTTGATGCGCTCGCCCGGCAGACCGGGCAGCGCAGCACGGACCTTGCGGGAGCTGCTGGATTTTTCAATCGGGAAGGCTATGCAGGCGCGAAGCTGGACGCGGTTTTGCCCACCGTCGCCCGTATCGCGACCGCTTATAATGCCCAGCCGGAAGCCGTTGCCAAGACGACTTTCGCGCTTCAGGAAAATCTGGGCATTAACGATAAAAATCTGAGTGGCTCGTTGGCCTCCATTGCGATCGCAGGCAAACAGGCTGACCTGCCCTTTGAAGCACTCGCGCCGCTTTTCCCGCAAGTGGCCGCATCGGCCGGACAACTCGGTGTGAAGGGTCGTAGCGGGGTTAATGATCTGGCGGCGGCCCTTGCCGTCGTGCGCAAATCGACAGGCACGGAGGGCGAGGCGGCGACGGACACGCGCGCCTTTATCCAGTCCATCACCTCGACTTTTGCGGCGAAGCGCTTTGAAAATTACGGCGTTGATCTCTTCGGGGTGGAAGAGAATGCCCGTAAAAAAGGGCTGGACCCGATTGAGGCTGTGCTTCAACAGGTCAATCGCATCACGCGTGGCGGGCAGGATCGCAAAGCGCTTGGTGACCTTTTCCATAATGAACAGGACCGCGCCTTTGTGCAGGCGATCCTCACGCATCTGGATCAATATGAAGCGATTAAAAAGAAAGTCAGTGCGGCCTCGCCCGAGATCATTTCCCAGGATTTTGACACCGGCCTGCAATCGACGCTGATCCGTGTCCAGGCTTTCGAGGATTCGTTAGGTCAATTGGAGCGGCGCATCGGCGCGGCTTTCGTGCCTGTCCTCAATGTCGCCACGCGCGTGCTACATGGTGTTACCGTCGCTTTCGATTGGCTCGACAAAACTTGTCACGGTTTTGCGTCCGCTATAACGGGCGTGGTTGGCGTGGTGCTGGGCGTGACCGCCGGGTTAGGTGCGCTTGGCGCAATCATGATCCCATTGCGGGCCGGATTAAGCCTGGTCAACGCAGTGACAGCGGGCTGGCTATTCCGGCTATTCGGGCTCCGCTCAATCCTCACGGTCGTCGGCCGCGCATTGGCCGGCCTCCTTATTGCGATCGGCCCGATTGGCTGGGCGATCCTGGGCGTGACCACGGCCGTGATCGCGGGTTACGAGGCGTGGAAGCACTGGGATAAAATCAAGCCTTATCTCCAGGCACTCGGGCATTGGATTTCAGCCTGGGCCAGCTGGCTGGGCGAGAAGCTCATGTGGCCCTTCCGGCAACTTCAAGCCTTTTTTCAGAGCAGCACGTTCAAGCAATGGTCGGATAAAGCCGGGGCCGCGTTTGCTCAGCCGGGGCTACAGGAATCGATGCTGGCTGCCAATGGCGTATCGGCGCAGCATAGCGGAAAATTCGAGCTCCACGTGACGCATGACCCGGGCGTGAAGGTCAGACAGACATCCGGCCCGCAGCGCGTCTCTATTAAGCCTGATCGTGGGCGCATGGTGGCCATCCCATGAGCGCTTTTGACGGATTGACGGGGCTGGGCGCGGGGTCGTTGGGCAGCCAGACCGATATTCTTGGCGGCATTGCCGGACCCGCGCTCAATCAACTGCTGTCGATCGCGGCCTGGCGTGGCGTGCGATTCGCCATGCCGAACGTCCAGGAAGAGACGGGCCGCCGCCTCCTTCAGCTCTACTTCCCGGGGCGCAGTGATTTCCGTATGCAGGATTTTGGCGCTATGGACGGGCCGATCCGCGTTGAGGGGCTGATTATCGGGGATGATTATGTCATTCGTGCCAAGCGTATGCGTGATGCGTTGCGCAAGGCTGGTCCGGCCACGTTGGTTCATCCCTGGCTGGGGACGATGCGCTGCCGGATTCTCCAGACCGGGACCATCGTTTTCAGTGACGGCAATATTCGCCTGGCACGGTTCAGCGCCACATTCGTGCGCGATCCGGCCCCGAAAACGAAGCGCGGGCTTTTCGGGCGAGTTGAAGACACGCTGACCTCAGTCCTGGAGACAGCGGACCGGTTGATGGATGAGGCGCTGATCGCCGCGCGGCGCATCCTATCTCCGGCGACTCTGCCGCTGGCTTTGATAAGTGCTGCGACGAATGTTGTTCAGATCGCGCAGGGTGTCTGGAATGCGGTCGCGGGCAACACGGCCCCTTTAAGCGTGCGTGATGCGGCGGCACCAGCTTTGTCAACGCTCAATGAAGGGATCGCGATCCCGGCGCATAATAATGAGACGGAATTTGCGGATCGCCTGGCGACGCTTCTCGTTGATGTTCCCGCATCCATCGCCAGCTCGGTTTCAGGTAGTGGCCGCCCGGCGATTGCCTCGGCTGAGGAGGTCGTGGGTGAGACCAATAATGTGCTGGACGCACGGCAGGTCACGCCGCTTCTCATTTCAGCCGCGTCGGCCTTACGAGAGAAAAGCCGAACTGCTGAGAGTGCGGCGGCCGATGTCAATGCTGTGCGTGGCCTGTCACTTGTCAATGAAGCCATGCTCGCCGCCCAAATCGTGGCTGCGGCGGCGGCGCTGATCTACCAAAGCCAGGAAGATGCGATCACCTGGCGAGACCGTCTGGTTAAAATGCTGGACGAGATTGCCGCCGACATCGACCGCATAAACGCACGTTCATCGGCGACCGTCCCTACAAACGGCGTGGCACAGGCCATCAGTGATTTGAGGGCAGCGGTCACGGCCGATATTTCTGAAAGGCTCGGCCGCTTGCCTACTGTCTCTTCCGTGACTTTACCGCGCGCGATGAGCAGCTGGCTCATCGCTTACAGTGTGGGTGGGGACCGTCCAGAAAAAGTTGAGGATTTATGGCGGGATATGATTTCCCGCAATCATATCCGGCATCCGGCTCTATCGGGGCCGGGCAAATTGAAGCTGCTGCAAGAGGTGACGTCAGATGGCTGACGCTTTGGCTTCAGCTCCAGCCTCATCAACGATCCATGTGTCTGGCGCAGGCATGGTGGCATTCATCAATGGCAAGCGTCTGAAGAGTGCAGAGGCCATCGAAGCCGGGCGCGATCTGGCGGAGATCGCAGGGGCCTTCCGCATCTCCTATCTCGATACGGCACGCGCCTTTGATGCGCTGGGCGGCGACAAGCCGGAATTCGCCATGATTAAAGAGCATGATCACGCGGAAATCCGCATCGGGGATGAAACCGTGCTTAAGGGCTTCGTGGATGCTGTTCAATTGCGGATCGCCGATGGACAGGTTGAGGCCGTCATTTCAGGCCGCGATGTCACGGGTGACCTCGTCGATTGCTGCGCCAATCCTTTGGGGCCTGGCGAGTATCGCCAAGTCGATCTGACGACCATAGTCGGACGATTGACCAAGCCTTTCGGGATACCGGTGAAGTCCGATATCGATCCCGGCGCACCTTTCACACTGGTTGCGGTTGAGCCGAGCGATCGGGTTTTAAGTGCTGTGGAGAAGCTCTCACGTCAGCGTGGCGCGCTCGTCGTGTCCGACGGTGTCGGAGGACTGCGATTGACGCGTGCGGGAACGACCCGCGCACCGGGTGCGCTGCGCGTCGGCGACAACATAATCGAGGCGGAAACGCAGATCGACGCGCGTGGGCATTTCTCTGACATCTACGTTAAGGGCGCGTTCAAAAGCGTTTTGCGGCCGCCAAAAGCCCCGCTTCATGCGGGTCTGAAACCGGGCAAGAACAATCCCGCGCCGTCATCCACCTTGAGTGCAAGTGAGATCGAACGCCGTGCCGTGCTGCGTTACGGCCACGCGATTGACCCGTCCTTAAATCGCTATCGTCCAGCTGTCTTTCTTGCTGCCACGCAATCCGGTGGCTCAGAGCCGACTCAGATGGCGCAGGACGTCAAGCTCGATTCAACGGCGGAGGGCCTCAGCGCGCAATATGGTCCTGCGCCTAAAGCCTATCACGGGCAAAAACGCCATAAGAAACGCAAAGCGCGCCCGCCGCGCCAGCCAGCTAGACCGTGGACATTGCAGGACCAGGCCGACTGGCGCATGCGCACCACCCGTGCCCATGGCACGATCCGCCTCTACACCGTGCAGGGCTATGGCGTGCATGGCGTGCTCTGGCGGCCGAACACCGTCATTTACGTGTTTGATCCCTATGCTGGTATTGATCAGGACATGTTGGTTGGCGCAGTCACCTATGTGGCAGATGCGAGCGGATATCGGACCCGTATCAGCGTCGTGCCCCTCGACACATATGATTTAACCGGCGCGCAGGATCGCGTGCAACGCGGAGTGCGCCGAAGCGGCAAGATCAGGGCGCGGGCGCGATGAGCGATGATTTGACAGGTTTAACCATGGGGCTGCGCGGCTTGTTTGTGCGCGCGGTCATCCATGACCTTGATGATGAGGCAGGTGACCAGACGCTCACGCTCGCCACGCATCTCGGCCATGTGAAAAGCAGGGTGCCAGTGCATTATCCTTTTGGCTTCACCAGTCATGCCCCGATTGATGGTGCCGTGACGATGGTGCTGCACGCGGGAGGTGATCACGCGGACCCGGTCGCCCTGCCACCAGCCAACCCGATGAAGGCCCGCATGGGCGGTTTGAAGGAAGGTGAAGCGGCGCTTTACGACGCGGCGGGGCAAAAGCTTCATTTTCGCGACGGTCGCCTGGTGCAGGTCGATGCGCTGGAAGAGCTGAATGTCGCCATTGCCGGAGAGACCGTTTTCCGTGTCACGGAAGGCAAAGTGTCAATTGACGGCGTGTTGCACGTTAATGGGGATGTTGAAGTGCAGGGTGACGCAAGACTTGACGGCACGTTGACGGCACAGCAGGATGTCAAATCTGCTGGGATCAGCCTGAAAAACCACGCGCATCTTTCAGCGCAGCCTGGTCAGCCGACGAGCCCCCCGCAGGAATAATTCCCCCTCCGCGTTGAAATCATGCAGCCTGAAAATGCGTGCTGCGTGAGAGCATCATGGTCGCATGGATTTTACGTCGACCCTTATGATGCGGCCGGATCACGATGGTCTTCTGGACCTCATCATATCGCCCACGCGTGCGGGTCGTGGTACGCTGGCAGTCGATAAAACCCTCGCAACTTCGGCGCTGATCGCATTCCAAAGTGATCGACGCGCTCAAGAGGATGATGAGCTTCCGAACTCCTTGGATGGTTTGCCGGGGCAGGTGGATGCGCTGCGCGCCAGGCGGGGTTGGGTCGGTGATGTCCTGCTGGACGGCACGCGGCTGGGCTCACGGCTTTGGCTTTTGTCGCGCGGCAAATATGATGAGTTCGACCGTCGCCTTGGTGCTGCTTACGCAGAAGAGGCGCTTGACCCGATCAGTGATTGGCACGGCGTCGATAAAAGCGTGTCCGCCTCACTTGAGAACGGCAACCGCCTAAGTGTCAAAGCGGTGATCGGCCGAGTGACGCTCTCCTACCATGTGGAGGGCGGCGCATGAGCTGGCCGATCCCTTCGCCCTCAACACTTGCACAACGCATTGCCGCCGCCATGTTGACGCAGCAATTCACGGCATCAGATGGTTCAACCGTGCGGCTCGACCCCAACGCGCCTCAGACGCTGGAGCAGGTTTTAAGCACGGTCTGGGCTTTGGCGTTGAGCGAAGTCTACGGCCACATCCGAGACTCATTGCTCGAAATGATGGTCACGACCGCCACGGAAAACGGCCTGCTGCCCGAACATGCGGAAATGTGGTCAACGCCGCGCCGCCCTGCCGCTGCTGCAATAGGCAATGTGCTTGTGACAGCGTCAGACACAGTGACACTGCCGATCAATACGGCCTTCGTTTCAGACGGTGCCTTCCAATGGCTTGTAACGAAATCGACGACGCTGGCGCCGGACAGTGCGAGCGCCGTACCGGTCAAGGCTTCCGTGACGGGAACGGCGGGCAATCTTGCAGGCGGGGTCGCTTTGACACTCGTCTCACCCGTTTCGTCGGTGAAGAGCGCCGTCACGGATCACGAGGGCATTGCAGGCGGCGCGGAGGTGGAAGCGGTAGAGGCGTGGCGCGCGCGCATCATCACCGCGATCCGCGCGCCAATCGGCGGCGGGACAGCATCCGATTACACGCGTTGGGCGCAGGATGCGGGTGCGGCCTATGTCAATGTGATCCCCGGATGGATGGGCGCGGGCACGGTGGGTGTCATCATCGCGATGCCAGGTGCGGTAATTCCGTCGCCATCCCAAGTGCATCAGATACAGGCAGAGATCGACCTGAAGCGGCCGATCCGCGGCAATGTGACCGTGGCTGCGGCATCGGTCGCGCCTCAAAGCCTCATCATCGCGCTTAATCCAGATACGACGCAGGCGCGGCAACAGATCACGGCTGAATTGAAAGCCTATTTCCCGTCCAAATCGATCGGAGGGAAAATTCATGCAGCGGAGATCGCTGCTGTGATCAGCACGTTTAACGGCACGGCCAATGATCTCATTGAGCCGCGGGCTGACATTCAACTCGCTCCGACCGAGATTGCCGTGCTCGGCGCGATACAATGGCAGGGCGCGTCATGAGTCGGTCTGCCGAACAGATCCGCGACGCATGGGTCACCGACCTCCTGCCGACAGGGAAGTGGGCGCGCGGGGAGGGCAGCAACCTCTCACGTTTTCTCCTCGCATTTGCCGTGCCTTTGGCGGGGCTGGAGGAGGATATCGAAGGGCTTCGCGCCGAGATTTCTCCGCGTGATGCGTCAGCGCTCTTATCGGATTACGAGGCCGTTCTCGGGCCGGACCCGTGTGGGCGGGATGTTGGCGATCTTTCAATCGCCCAACGCCGGTCGCTCGCATTTCAGCGCTGGGTCGCGTCCTCCGGCGTGAGCCGTGCTTTTTTCAAGCGCCTCGCGGAGGCGGCCGGTGTGACGATTGAGATCGTTGAGCCGGAACTGCCGCTGCACGGGCCGAGCCGCTGCGGCGTGCAACGATGCGGCACGACTTCACTCCGCTTCACCTGGATCGTCCGATTGCCCAATCATAGCACCGGGCTGGAATGCCCGATGCGTCGTCTCGCCCCGGCCGATACGACGCTCGTTTTTGAATATGAGGATGACGCCTGATGGTGGATTACACCCAAGCTTCCGGCCATATCGTGGATGCGGAAGGTCGTCGGCAATATGCGGATCAAGACCCTACGAAAGGCGTGCAGGGCACGGTCCTGGAAGCGGCTGACCATAATGAAATGCGTAACGAGCTGGTCTACCTAATTCACAAAGCAGGGCTCGATCCGTCGAATGACGTGCTGACGCAGGTCTATGACGCGATCAAGAAAATCGTTGATGCGGCGGCCACATCCGTTGATGTCGGGTTCACGCCCATTGAACAAGGCGGCGCGGGCGATCAGACGACTGACAAAATCAACATTGGCAATGGGCCGACCGGCGTTTCACTCTACGTCAACGGCCGTAAAATCGGGGGCATCGCCTATACTGACACCTACCTGCCTCTGGCAGGCGGGACAGTCCAATATCTTATCGCCAAGGATGATATCACGGCCGGGGCAAGTTTGACGCCCTATGGCGGTACAGGGCCGGACGCCGCACCGCAGAAAAACGACATTGTCCATTTCTCCGGCCTTAAGGCGCTGGGATACGGGAAAATGGCGCTCTCGCTCGAAATCACCGATGCAGTTCAGGTCGGCGGGGATAAGACAGCGGCGCGGCTGGTTTTCACGGATTATGGCGGTGTCGATCATGTGTGGTATTTCGGCGCGCGCAATCGCGTGCTGGACCCATCGGGATGCTATCTGGACGCGCTTCCGCGCGGTGCGATCATCATTTGGTACGGCGAGAAAAATGCTGTTCCGCTCGGATGGGTGATCTGTGACGGAACGAATGGCACGCCGGACCTGCGGGATCAGGTCGTGGTGGGTGCTGGCAATAACCCGATCGGCAAGCGCGCGGGCGATTGGACGAGTTCGGCTGCGACGAATGTTCAGGGCAATCACGCGCATGGTGGGAACACGCGTGATCATCAACTCACCGTCGAAGAGATGCCGAGTCATAATCACGAATTTAAATATCACAACGTCGATTACGAAGGCCATAAAGGCCAGGCGATGAGCCCCTTGGCGCAGGACAACGACAAATGGCCCATGCATACGGAATGGGCTGGCGGCAATCGTGGCCATAGTCATGGGCTTAGTTTCGATGGAAATCATTCCCATTCGGTGCAGGTGAGCACCCAGCAGCCCAGCGTTTATCTTCATTATATTATGAAAACGGGGCAGTGAGATGGCAGACTTCGTCCTCAAGCGCGGCGCGTCTTTCGCGCTCACCTGCCGAAATTTAAACGCGGATGGATCGCCGCGAGACTGCCACGGCGTGAAAATCGCGGCGCAATTGAAGGATACGAGAGGCGCGCTCATTGCCAATCTCGAAGTTGGTAAAATTGAAAATGACCCGGCAGGCTTTACCCTGAGTTTCCCGGGCTCGACGAATTCCTGGCCGATCGGGCTCATGCAGGTCGATATCAAATTTACTGAGGCAGATGGCCTTATCTCCTACTCGGAGACGTTGCGCATCGCGTGCGTCGAGCGCGTGACGGATTAATGACGGTGGCAGTGGACCCTACCCGTTCAAACGGGCGACGCAACATCCTGATCAGCGCCACCGCGCCAGGCGCGGAGGGTCAGCCGGGTCCGAGGGGGGTCGGGCTCGAAAAGATATCCATCACGAAGGATGGAGCTACGCTAGAATTAACGCTCTCGGACCGATCTATCCAATCCGTGCCGCTCGCACCTCTACTGGCTCTCGTGCTTGCGCATGCCGAAGGCGTTGTCGCGACCGAAACGGCAGATTTGCAGGCGCAGATTGGACAAAAACTCGGCGTCGATCAGATTTATGAGGACGCTTCCGGCCGATTGAGGCCCGTTAAATCGCGAGGCGTCCTGCCCGAGGATTTCACACGAAATGGTCCGGTATTTATCGCGGGTGACGCTTATGTGTCGCGCGCCAAGCCCATGCCCGCCGGGCTCTATCTCATCGGCTTAAGCCCCGTCGTGATGACGGATGGCTCGGTCCATTACCCTGACACCACCAGTAATTCCGGCCTGCTCGTGGCCGAGGGAGGCAAACTATGACTGACATTCCATATCCGGCAGCGCCTAAGGGCCTCGTCCTGGATGACTGCACTGTTTCCGGCGATGGTGGTCGGACACGGCCGACCCTGGCGGATTTTGTTGCAGACACGTCAGGCCTCGGTGGGAGTGTCGCCTCCGCCGTTCAGGCCGCTGCCGAAGCCATTCAGAAAGCGCAGGAAGCCTTTAATGGAGCATTGGATGCGGCGAAAGCGGCCGCCACTGCGCAGAGTGCAGCCGATGGTGCTGTCGCTAAAACGGATGTTGCGCTGCCGGATTTTGACCAGGTCGCGGGGATGAGGAAAGGTGTCCTTGCAGCGGCTTCCGCCTCTTACTCCGGTGCCCTGCTCGGTCAGGGCGCGCAGGTGAGTTGGAATGACCCACCTGGAAGTGCCGGGTCGAGCTTCATCAACATCTCGCCGCCCGGCACGATCGGGGGGCATAAATTTTTCAATGTTTACTCCGGAACAGCGGCGCTTGATAGCGCCCGATGGGGCTTTCGGCTCTACACGGATTGGGGTTTTGCCAACCTGGGATTGCCGGGTAGCACGGCTTGCCATTGGACTGGTCGCCCGGACAGCGGCAACTGGCAATTCCTCAATTTCTTTTGCGCCGCGAAGTCCTACATCATCAATGAGAACGATGCTACGAATGTCAATTCAGCGGACGCATCCATCATCGCGCGCGGGGGCACCGGCAATGGCTACGATGCGGAGATAAGCATCCGAGCGGCATATTTCGATTCAGATCAGGATGGCGTCACGAACCTGGGGGGTGCAGGAAATCGGTTCAATAATTTGTTCCTCGCAGGCACCGTCAACCAGGTCTCGGACGCCAACGAGAAGGACGTGTTGCAGGCGCTGCTGGAGCCGGAATACGCGGATCGCGCAAAGCTCCTCGCATTTTATGACGCCCTCAGTCCCGTTTTATATCGGTATAAGACGGCCGTGTCGGACAAGGCCGGAGATGCCCGGACGCATGTCGGCGTTATCGCGCAGGCTGTGGAAGCCGCCTTAAAGGAATCCGGGCTTGAGCCGGCAGACTGGTCGCTGTGGTCTCAAGAGCCGCTGATGAAGAAAGATCAGATCGCCGTTGAGACCAATGAGGAAAAGAAGATTGTCGATCCGAAAACCGGTCTTGAGACGACGCTCAAAATTCCAAAAATCGACTATCGTTATGAGACAAAGCCGCTTCTGGATGAGAATGGTCAGCCACGTGTCCGCCAATCTCTTAATTATATCGAGCTGCTGATGCTGATGAGCACATGTCAGATGATGAAGCAGCGGGATTTCGAAACCCGTCTCGCAGCGCTGGAGGCGGCGCAACATGGCAGCTAAATGGGAGCATGGCGTCCCCGTTAAGACGCATCTGGCTGTTTCCGGTGTCTATTCTCTGCAACAGCCAATCTTCGGCGATATCATTTATCGCCTTTTGCTGGCTGACGATGCGATGATCGAAGTCGAAGTCGGCAAGGCGGCCGAGCGTCAATCCATGACGGTCGTCATCCAGCAGCCCCTGGACGGAGGATGCGAAGTGGCGTGGCCGTCCGGCGTGAAGTGGCAGGAGGACCGCGCCCCTTTTGTCGATAGCCGCCCCGCAGCCATCACAGTCGCCACGTTCACGCGGATTGACGATTCTGACTTACTCTTCGGGAGGGTTGGATTTTGAGCAACGATGTCAAAATCCCGACGACGGGTTTTATCAATAATGGCGGCGTCCTGACGCTTGGCCCGAAAGCGGTCGAAGAATTCAAGACGGTCACAATTGATCGGCCGTCGCGCGTCATGCGCATCCTCATTGACGGGGAGCTGTCAAATCCGAGTGCATCAAACGTGTCGATCTCGGTCTCATTTTATGACGGAACAATGCCGCTTTTCAGCGCGGTGGGCGTACGCAACGTGCAGGGTCAATCAAGTCAGGGGGCACTGAAAAAGAATTATAATCTCAAGCTGCGGCGTCCCTCTGACGGCAAGAAGCTCTACGTGAAAATGGGGGATTGGTCGCCGACCTCGACGATCACGCTGAAGGGTTACGGCACGGATCGGACCCTTATTCGGGAGACAACGGCGACCGCACTGTGGCGGCAAATTCATGCCCACCCTGATGGGCTTCTGGCCCCAACGTCAGCCTACCGATATTGGGATAGACGTAACTGTGGGATGCATCTTCGTGCAGCCTTCAGCACGGACGGGCTGCCCTGCGAGTTGTGGTGGAACGGTGCATTTCAGGAACTCGTCGTGTGGCGCTCCCGCACGACCAATGACGACTACCTGATGGATGACAGCAACCGTGATCACATTCTGATCCAGGCGCAGCATACGTGGAACGTCTGGGATCGTGACTTCGACAGCCGTGACTGGACCGTCCAGTCCCCTGCGATTGACGGATACGAAGATCAGGAAGACATCTCGCAGAAAGCTGCTGACGTCCAGGCGGCGTGCGAGAGACTGTTTAAGTGGTTTCAAGCCTGTCGCGCCGATGAGACCCAATTGCGGAAGGGCATGCATCAATATCTGCACCTGCGGTCGTGGCTTGATTACCTGATCATGATCAACGTCACAGGTTCGTACGACTCGATGCAGAATAATTTATTCCTCGGCACGTGGGACGCTGAGCGGTGGAGTGTATGGCCGTTTGACCACGACCGGACGTTTGGCGTCACGGCCTGGCAGGATCGGGCCGCCGCCGCGCCGGATAAAATTGGCTGGATTACCCTGCGCGGCGGCACGGCGGACCAGGATCCGGGTATCTTCGACATCATTCAGCGGAACCTGCGGCCGGAGCTCCGGGCACGCTGGGCCGAGCTGAGGCAGGCAGGCGTGATTTCAGCCGAAAACCTCACCAGGATTATCCGGCGACAGATCGCGCTCATTGATGGCGCTTCCATGACAGACGACCTCGAAAACTGGAGTCGGGGCGGCGAGAATACAGTGCGGCCGGACCTGGCTTATGATGGGCGTTGGTCGATCTCTTACATTCAGGAATGGTTTCGCGGCCGGGTGGCGTGGATGGATCAGCAGTGGGGCTTCGATGCTGCTTTCTAACCTCGGTGCGCTCTGGCAATCTTACGGGTCGTTTGTGGGCGACCTCGTCGCGGGTGTAGCGGGCTGGTATGGGAAAGCCGCCGCCGCACGTGTGTCTGCCCGGCGCGACAGGCTTGAGGCAGGGGCACAGGCGCTTCGGCTCAATGAGGACCTCATGAGGCGGAATAAGGTCGTGGCTGATGAAAATGAGCAGCTTCGGCGACGGCAATGGCGGCTGATGGATTGCGTTCAAGACCTCTATGCCGAGGCGATTGCCGCGCGGCTCGTCGTGTTTGATAGAGATGCGACGGCGAGGAAGCGCCCAACACGGTTTCAACCTCTGCCGCCTTACCCGTTTCCGCTAGAGGTGGGGGAGGGGAAGGGGGGCATTGAGTCGTTGAAAGCCAAAGATCGGGCGGTGATGATTTAGACGAAACTAAAAGTATCGAAAGCATGGACTCTCGTGTGGGAAGGCCTCACTGATCACGGAGATCAAGGGTCTGGCTGTTTTTGTTCTCAGAAAAAATCTCATCATCTCCAAGCTGATGGTCATGCCTCTTGAACGCCGTAGAGGAAGTCAAGATGCCTGATATTAGTCCCATCACATCTCTCGCGTTCTCCATTCGCTCCAAACCCGGAGCCTACGCTATGCTCCTTGGATCAGGAATTTCGAGTGCTGCCGGTATTCCAACCGGTTGGGGCGTCGTCATCGAACTCATCAAGCATTTAGCGGCTGCGGAAGGGCAAGACTGCGGTAATGAACCTGATGAGTGGTATAAATCAGCGTTCGGGAGTCCGCCGAGTTACTCCAAGCTTCTGGAAAAGCTCTTCAAAACAGAAATTGATCGTCAGCAATTTTTGAGAAGGCTTTTTGAGGCATCGCCAGAGGAGCGAAAACAAGGTAAAAAATTGCCGACTGACGCCCATCATGTCATCGCTAAACTTATGGAAAAAGGCCTCGTCAAGGTTGTCGTCACGACGAACTTTGATCGCCTCCTAGAGCAAGCCTTGGCGGCGAGAGGAGTGCCTCATGTCGTAATCGATAGTCCGAGTAAAGCGAAGGGAATGATGCCACTTCGTTTCGAAAGGAGCTGCATCATCAAAGTCCACGGTGATTATCTTGATCCGCGGATTCTCAATACCGAAGAAGAGTTGGGTTCTTATGATCCCGCGATGTTGGAACTGATCAAACAAGTTTTTGAGGATTACGGCGTGGTCGTGTGCGGTTGGTCGGCGACTTACGACACTGCTTTGCGAGAAGCCATATTTGCCACAGTGAATCGTCGCTTCTCCTGGTATTGGACGACGCTCGGACCTTTGAGTGAGGTTGCGCAATCCGTTATCGATGACAGAAGAGGTACGCTGATTACCATCGAGTCGGCGAATGAATTTTTCGCTGACCTCATGAGCCGTATCCATGGACTGGAGGAATTCGATCGACCGCATCCGCTTGACGTCACCGCCGCAGTAGGGGCCGCGAAACGGTATGTTGGTGACAATTCTAAACGGGTCCAATTATACGATCTTTATCATGACGCTCTGACCGATGCTTTGACGAAATGGTTCAACTGTCCTCCTCAAGAACCCGTAATACTTTCCCCGCAAACGATGTGCGATCGCATAAAAGCTTATGATGCTAGTGCTGAGACAATCGTTTCTCTGACTGCGACTGTGGGGCGATGGACTTCAGGAGAATTCGATTCCTTCCTGTTAGATGCGGTGAGCGAGTCCGTCCGGAACGAACCTTACCATTTCGACTCGCCTTATTCATCTTGGGCACGTGTATGCGAGTATCCGGCGCGACTTCTCTTTTATACCACCGGGATGGTAAGCCTTCTCAGCAACCGTCCTTCTCTCTTCGCCAAGCTAATGTTGACGCCCACGCCTTCAAAGCTTAAGTCGGATAGCGTTGCTGCTGAGCGTTTCGCATTGGTTTTGCAAACAGAACCGAAGATGTTTTCTCCCCTTTCCGAGAAAATAGGCCGAGCAGTCCCAATGAGCAATTGGTTGTATTCTCGGCTGAGAGAACCGTTTCGCTCCCTAGTCCGATTGGACGAACACTACGAACTCCTTTTCAACACATTTGAATTTTATCACGCAATCCTTCACCGAGGCCTGAATGCATGGCGCTCATCAAACATGCCGTTCGGTGGGTGGTGCGTCGCTCAACAAGATCGCGAAGCTATGATCCATAGCTTAGGAGACGAGCCACCCAGATATGGCGGCAGAGCTTTCGTGCAAGAATGTATGAAAAATATGGGCACGACGCGGGATTTGGAGTTACTTCTTCATCAGGTTCAGAAGATTTGTAATGAAACGACATTCTAAATTTGGTCCTACTTTCAACGTCTTTTTCTTGTTTTGCTCCCTTCGGTTCAACCCGTCATCAACGATGACAGTTGGGTGATCGTTAGAGACGCGTGAACTAATCTTTTGGGAGCTACTTCGCCTCGAGACAAAACGGCTGATCGATCAGACACTGACCAAATGATATGTTTGACTTGAGGTTGATGACGCTTTTTTTGCCGAAAACTTATGTGATGGTTTCGACGAACACGCTTTTTCAAGGGTGAAAAACGTCTTGCCGCGCATGAAAAAAGTGGTCGCCCGCTACAGCCCGAGATCCGAACGCACTGGGCCGAGCTACGGCAGGCAGGCGTTATTTCAGCCAAAAACCTCACCAGGATTATCCGGCGACAGATCGCGCTTGCGGGGCGATCCCGGGAGTTGCGCCTCTTATTACATGTCAAAGGCCGTAACCTGGCGGCCAATCGAGGCATTAATGACCTATTGGACCTCGGACAAGG